TGCCCAAACACGTTCTTGAAATTTTCCCAGGCCTTGTGAATGTTAATGTTTATTTTTTTACGTAATCTGTTGTTTGGCATAATAGGCCTTGATGATTGCGCGGTGATGGGGTCCGCATAGCATTTCTATTCTTCTGACTACGTTTGGATGTGCATGAAAGTTCCCGGTCTTATCCCAAACCATTGGCGGCTCCCATTGCTCAACAAAGTCCAGGAATTTAGCGTAGTTGCCGCCCGTGACGCTGCGCCAGTTGCGCCAAGCTTTATTTATGCAGTCATTGGTAGCTACTTGTGTCATGGATTTTTGCTTTTTGATCGATTGGGTGCCCAGCTACATGCATGGCTTTGGCTATGACCGCGCCATAAGGTCCTGCCAATTGCCTTATCCGTTCAAGGACAGCTTCATCCGTGATTTCACTAAATTTGGTCACGCATTGTTCCATCCCCACAAATTTCCAAAAAAACAGCCCAGAAGCTATCTTAGTTGAGTAGAATACCCGGTGAAAAGTATTGTAGGCCTCAACCACAAGGTCCCAATCATCCGCCATTTGCTTGCACCTTACAATTTTACAGCTATGTTAGCGCGGTTGGCTCAACGAGCCAAGGAAGTAACCCTTATTCCTGAAAGGAAGTTAGATAATGGGTAAAAGTAAAGCTCACCCCGGTTTTCAGGGTGCCATGAAGCAGGTTGAGAAAAAGGAGGGCTATTCGCCCAAGACCGCCGCCAAGATCATTGGCTACGGTAAGGCCCATGCTTCCCCAGCAGCCAAAAAGGCCAACCCAAACCTGAAGAAGACCGGTGGCAGGGGCAAATAATGCCATTGCAAAAGGGCAAAAGCCCAAAGGTTGTTTCGGGCAACATTCGAGAACTCCACACGGGCAAGACTTTCGCAAAGACTGAAGCTAAATTCGGAAAACAAAAGGCTGACAAGCAGGCCGTAGCGATCGCCATGAACGTCGCAGGCAAATCAAAATCAAAGAAAAAATAGAGTTAGGGAGAGGGTTCCGAGCCTATAGGCCACGGTGGTGGCTAGAACGGTAGGCATACTTCCCTCTCCCGCCATCTTGACTTCACAGAGGATTGATCTGTATTCTGCTGGTCTTTTTTACTCGTACCTTAAAAGGGTCAGTGATGGCTAACTTTGTTGTCGGTTCTGTTAAGTGGTTTAATTCTACGAAAGGCTACGGGTTTGTAGTCTGTGGGGGCAAGGACGTTTTCATTCACAGCAAGCGCTTGCGTGAATCTGGTTTGGTGGTGTCCAAGGATACTGCCGTCATCACACTGGACCCAGGCGATAAGCTAAAGTTTGAGATTGAAGATGGCCCCCGTGGGCCGTTCGCCGTCAACATTTCAAAGGCATAACATGGCTAAAATAGAGATGACTTTTCTGCCGCATGGTGAGGAGTCAGCCCACAAGTATGAGGGGTCGTCCAAAGATTGGAGTGATGACTACCGCGAGGCTAAGCGCCGTGGTCAAAGTACTGAAGATTATGAAGGTTCAGCCCGTGACCGCATTGCTGACAATGCTGGCCAGAAGCGCCTTGATGACAAAGAAGGTGACGAGTCCATCAAGCACCCCGATGGCTACAAGAAGGGCGTGGCTGCCTATAGCAATCGTCCCAAGACGGCTCACGGCTTTGGACATTCAGGCAGCCAACGCGATGGGCATTTACGACGTTCAGGCGTTGCTGGCGCACATCAGATCGGAAAGAAAGGTTAATACAATGGCTATGAAGGGTATTCATCAAGCGCAGTCTAACCTGACCAAGAATGCTAGTCAGCCCGGCGGCACTAAAATTGTTCATGAGTCCAATCCCAACAAGCGCTCAGTCCCTGCCTTGCCCTCTCATGAAAAGGGTGAACAGAAACTAAAGGAAGGCAACTTGACTGCAAATGCTAGTCAGCCTTCCGGCAGCAGCATCGGTTACAAGACCGGCAGCCAAGGTTCTGAGAGCAAGAGTGCGGGTTCGTTCGGCAGCGGTGGCGGCATTTTCAAAACCCGTGGTTCCGTGCTTCGCAATTCTGGGGTTGCTGGCGCACACAGGATTGGATGTAAAAAGTGAAGAAAAAAGTACGCGCTCAGCCGAGTAATCCATTCTATAGTAATGAGCCTGCGGTTGCTACATCTAAGATTGCGGACAAGGCGCTGATCCCTCAGGCCCGTGGCCGCACTCCTAAGATGGTTGATAAGAACCCCGGCAAGTTGTCGGGGTTGGCTGGCTTTACGAGCCATACCAAGCCAAAGGCCAAGAACCATGTCAGCGTGCCCAAGTTTGGTACTAAGGCGAAGCAACCCGCAAGCATGAAGCCGCCTAAAGGTCCTCGTGGTGGTTTTAGGAGTAAAATATGACTCTTCGTATTCCACGTTCACTTGTTCAAAGTGAGGAGGATTTTGCCGCTGCTGTAAAGCAGTTTGCGTCAGCGCTGGTTGCTCATGGCTTCACTGTCAACAAATCTAGGCCAACGGCAGACCATCCTTTGATTGAGCAAGCCGTGAAGAGGGTCACGACGCCTAAGCAGCCTGATAAATTCGTTCCTGATTATGAAATTTATGATGATGACCCGCCCGCAGTTTAAAAAGAAGCCTCTGTGGGTAGTACAAGTGGGTAAGCCAAAGGTTAAGAGGCCGCTTAGTTACAAGAACAACCTCAATAATCTTTGGGAGTTTGGTCAACATGCTGATGCCCCCAGCATCAACCCATACGGTAAGGCTAGTGAGGATAAGGTTCTAGAGATGGCTGAGAATGATCCAAAACCATCAATGAGGGAGCGGGCTATGCGGAAGCGGCGCGTCAGGCTTGAAGTCAAGAAGCGGCACGCCCTGGAGGCTCACGAGCTGCAACGTATGGCCCGTGAGAACGCGCTAACAGCCATGAAGACCCTGATTGAAATATCTGAAAATGACAGGGCCCCAGAATCTACCCGCATCGCAGCCTCACAAGCTATCCTTGATCGTGGCTATGGCAAATCATCTCAAACCAGCATAACTGCAAATGTCACAAATCATGCGAAGGCGAGTGAGATCACTGCCGACGAGCTCGACACCCGAGTTAGACAAGCTCTACAGCGAGCTGAAGACCTTACAAACCGAACGCGAAAAGCGCCAGAGGGCCAGAAGCGACCTTCTGACTTACACAAGCTTAATTAATATTCCATCTGGCCCTATTCGTGAAAGCAACTTCAACGAGGACGAAATTGAACAGTTTCGTCCTCGCAAACAGTTGTTCGGTGCCCATCACTTGCTTTGGCTTGACTGCCTGCAACAGGTAGCGGACGGTAAGATCAAGCGGCTCATGGGCATGATGCCCCCAGGCAGCGCCAAGAGCATCTATACTTCAGTTGTCTTCCCGACTTACTTCATGGGCCGCTTCAAAGGCTCAAATGTCATCTTGACTTCTTACGGCACCGACCTGCCCCGTAAGTTTGGCAGGCGTGCACGTTCTATCACGCAGCAGAAGATCTATAAGCGTATCTTTGGCACCGAGCTTGGTACCGAAAGCAGCGCCATGGACGAGTGGGCGCTCACCAACGGCAGTGAATGGATGGCGGCTGGTATCCTAACTGGCATCACCGGTAACCGTGCTGATGGTGTAATTTGGGACGATCTGATCAAGGGCCGTGAACAGGCCGACTCACCTGTTGTCAGGGAAAAAACATGGGAAGCATACGTTGATGACCTCCTCACCCGTAAAAAGCCCAAAGCATGGGAAATTGGGATCACGACCCGTTGGCATGAGGACGATGTTGCCGGTCGCATCCTTCCAGAACATTACAATGGTGAATCTGGCCTTGTTCAATGCCGTGATGGAAATGAATGGTATGTTGTCTGCCTACAAGCAGAGTGTGAGCGTGAAGACGACATTCTTGGCCGCAAACCCGGTGATATACTCTGGCCCGAGTGGTTTACCAAGGATATGTTCGCTCCCTTTAAGCGTAACCCCCGTACCTGGTCCTCACTGTACCAGCAGCGCCCCGCTCCAGATACGGGTACCTACTTCCAATCAAGTTGGCTAAAGACTTTTGAACAAAATAAGAGAACTGGCCTTCCTGGCAATATGGAGCATGGTGACCTTAATATCTATGGCGCTAGCGACTATGCGGTCACGGAAGGACGTGAGAACTATACTGTTCACATTGTTGTTGGCCTTGATCATAACCAAGACATTTACGTTCTTGATCTATGGCGTGCTCAAACCACATCTGACCTCTGGGTTGACGCTTTTTGCGATCTGGTCAAACGGTGGCGCCCACTAGGATGGGCTGAGGAAGTTGGTCAAATCAATTCTGCCATTGGCCCATTTTTGGTCAAACGTATGAGGGAACGTAGTGCCTTCGTTGCCCGTGTCCAGTTCCCATCTACGAAGTCAAAGGCAATGCGTGCGCAAAGCATCATTGGTCGCATGGCGCAGAAGGGCCTGTATTGCCCGTTTGGTGCCGATTGGTTTGCTGAGTTCCGCCGTGAGCTTCTTGTTTTTGATGCTGGTAAAAACGATGACCAAGTAGACGCACTGTCACTGATTGGACAGATACTGGACAAAATGGTGCCAGCTGATAAGTCTTCTATGGATCAGGATGCACCAAAGGTCATATCAACTGATCCATCCAAATGTACCGTAACCTTGGAAGATCTATTTGAGGCCAACGAACAGCGTAGGAACAGGACTGGAATCTTAAGGATCCAATAATATGAACGTTGAAATCGATCCGTTGGCCGGACCTGAGGGTGGGCGCGAAGGTGCCCGCCTTGCTAGTTTTTGGAAAGACCAAATTGAGCGTATGAACAAGAACAAGCGCTTCCTGCAGTTTGTGAAGCGTGGCCATAAGATCGAGGCAAGGTACCGTGATGAGCGAAATAAAAGTGACGAGGATAATCG